GATATATGGACCTGATCCTCAGGATGATTGGCGGGAGCCATCAGTTTGGGCAAAGGTCAATCCTATGCACGGCATATCCGTTTTTGAAGATGCTATTGCACAACGAGCAGAGGAAGCAAAACACAAACCAGCAGTCTTAAATGAATTTTTGTGTAAAACATTAAACATTTTTGTAAGTGCTAATAGTGCGTGGATTGATCGAGATAAATGGGATCAAGCGGGAGGTAAAGTTTCTGAGCGTGAACCTGAAGCCGTATTCATCGGATTTGACTTAGCGGCAACTCGAGACTTAAATGCCGTATGCACATTAAAGCGATATGGCGAATTAGATTATGAAGCTGAATTTCAATTCTTTTTGCCTGAGGAAGGGTATTCCCTAATACCAAAGCATTATGCAGACATATTCCGTGTAGCTATTGATTCAAAAATATTAAAGCTAACCGAGGGCAATGTAATGGATGATCGAGAGATTTCCGAATACATTAAAAATCAATGTGAAAAATACAATGTCAAAGAGGTTGGCTATGATGCCTACAATGCGGCTTCACTTGTGGCTCGTTTGCATGATGTAGGCATACCCGTCAAAAAGGTGGGTCAAGGCATGGCAGTATTATCAAATCCATCAAAATATGTTGAAAAGCTAATACTAAACAAACAAATTAAGCATGATGGCAATCCTTTTGTGGGTTGGCAGTTAGGAAACTGCGAAGTCTACGAAGATGTCAATGGAAACATCAAAATTCGTAAAAATGAAGCTGATAAGGCTGCAAAAGTCGATGGTATTATTGCGATGATCATTGCTAGTCATTGTTCGCTTGATAATCCATATATATCAAATAGTTTTGGATTCCGAAGTTTTTAATGTAAGATCATAAAAAAATTGGAGAGAATCATGGGCTTATTAGACATTTTCAAGACAAAAAAACAATTACAAAAAGAATCTAATACGCTATTTGGGCAAACTCAACTTGGTAATAATGTTATTTATCAAGGACAAGCTGGTCGCCAAACAGTCTCCCAACAATTACTGTATGTAACAACATCAAGCACAACATCGGCTGGTCGTCCTGTCGATATGTCCATGCTATCGAGGAATTCGACAGTTATGGCTTGCGTAGGTGTAAAGGCACGGGCATTAGCACAATTGCCAGTAAGAGTTATGTATAAAGCTGATGACGGGAATTTTGTTGATGCTTGCGAGGCGACTGTTGTAGGTCCTCGGGATAAAGCAAAAGCAAAACAAATTGTCAGCCTATTACAAAATCCAAACAATTTTCAAAATCAATACGAGTTTTGGTATCAATGGTCAATGTGGCAAGACCTTGCGGGTGAATGCTTTACTTTATGGTGGAGAAAGGATCAACAAGATTCATTATCTACACCTTTAGAAATGTATAACCTTGATGCTACGCTTATTACAGTTCAATTGACCCCGACACGCTATCCAAGCTATCGCTTATCAACACCTACATACGGATTTAACAAGGATGAGCCATTATCAGCCCATCAGGTTATGCATATATCAGAGGCGGCTTGGCAAGGTGTCGCAGGCTTCAATAAAGGCATCCTAGCCACAGAATTAGTGGGTTTAGATCAAGATATTGATCAATATGCAAACTTTGTAATGCAAAATGGTGCGAAGCCATCGGGATTGTTTAGAACCGAACAAGTTATTCCTGATGCTAAATACAAAGAAATTGCTGGTCGCTTAAAAGAAGCATGGGCAAGCATGACAGGCTCACGGGATACTGATTTATCAAAACCTGGACAAGGTATGTTGCTTGATCAGGGCATGACATTTGAAACAGTCAAAATGCTTACGCTACAAGATGCGGATGCGGCTAATTTAAAGATTCAAACAATGAAGCGTATATGCGGATTGTTTGGTGTGCCACCCGCAATGATTGGTATTACAGATCAAAAATATAATAATACTCAAACTATGATGGATGAGTTCTATAAGTCTTGTATGTATCCAATGGTTATCAATATTGAACAAAAATTAAAAAGCCAATTATTAAAAGGCTACCCAAATTTATGTATTCGCTTTGATACCAAAGACTTTTTGAAAGGTGCGGCTCTCGATCAAATGAATTTTGTTGTGTCAGGAGTAAATGCGGGTATTATGACTCCTAATGATGCAAGAGAATATCTAAACATGGCAAAGTTAGATGGAGCAGACGATTTACAAATAAAATCACAAAAACAAGATACTATTACAGGATCATCGCCACAAGATACTGGCGGTGGAGGTGGAAGTCAGTCAAGAAAAATGAATATAGGTGCAACATGAAATTTTTAGACAAATTGCTTGACATATTAAATTCACAAATTAATATTAATAGTGTTAAACTTCCAAAAAAACTAACACGATCCCCAAAAATACAAGATAATAATCAGGCTATTAACAATGGGGCTATAAATGAAGAATCTAATTCTAGTTTGCGAAGCAAAAGTCCAACTCGGGGTATCCGCAGACGAAGCAAAAAATCCTAGCGGAATGATTGAAGCCCGAGCAACAACTTGGGGTCCTCGTGAAGGTGCCGATGGGCGTAAATTCAATTACAAACCCGAAGGCTTTATGGATTGGGCTGATGAATTTAATCAAGCTGGCAAACCAATGCCAATGTTTTTAAATCACAATGATATGGGTATGCCAATTGGTCAATGGGACGAAGTTGCCTTTGACGAACAAGGTATGACTGCAAAAGGTCGTCTATACATGAACACAGTTGGAGGTTCAGATGCGTATAGCGTATTAAAAGAATCACCTAATATGTTTGGCGGTGTATCCGTAGGTGCATATGCCGATGAAGCTTGTATGGTTGATGCCGAAGGCAACACATTGCAATTAGGTATTGATTCAGATGAAGGTTTCTTTCAAATTACTAAAGGTGGACTTCGTGAAATCAGCGTAGTTATGTATCCTAATAATCCTGAAGCTAATATTCAGCAATTAGAATACTTTGATGCTGAAGGTCATGCAAATCCACGAATAATCGAAAAAGCTTTGCGTGATGCTGGGCTTTCCCGAAAAGATGCGACCACCGCATCTTCCGTTCTCAAAAAAGTATTGGATCTGCGTGATGCAGAACCAAAGGCTATTGAGGAAGCCCCAAAGCCGAGTGAGTCGGAAGCGGTGGTAAATGAAGCCGATACTATTCTCCGTGCATTACAAGAAAGAGAATTGTTGAAAGCATTATCTAATCGCATTAAATAAAGGAATTATCATGAAAGAAGTTATTGAAAAATTAGACACAATCGAAGCGGCTCAAGTTGCTAAGATTGAAGAAATAAAAGCCGAAGTTGCCGTAACTGTTGAAGCTGCTAAAGCAGAATTTGCTGAAAAAGTTGCAAACCTTGAAGCAAAAATTTCTGAAGTGCAAGCTCCAGCAATTGTTAAGACTTACACATCTTTATCACAAGAACTTAATCGTTCTGTTCGTGAGCAAATTCGTGATTTCTACAAAGCTGGCAACAAAGTTGAAAAAGAAATCAAACTGTTTGAATCAGTTGATCAGTATGATGCATACATGAAAGAAGATGGCTCACAGTTAGGTAATCCAGCGGGTTATGGCTCTGGTTACAATGTGGGTGGTCGTACTGGGTATGATCCTGTATTCGTTTCTTTGCGTCAAACCAATCCATTGCGTGGTGTATCCCGCTCTGTAGCAACTGATGGCTCTGCATATCAGTTCCGTGCAAAAACAGGAAATGCTGGTGCTCAATGGGGCTATGCAATTCAAAACAACGGAGCACCTACAACACAAAATACCAACATTTGGCAATTAGTGTTGAAAGATTTGAATTGTGAATTCCCAGTTCGTACTGCTACCCTCGATGACATCGATGGCTTGGAAGGCAATATCATTTCAGACATGATGGCTGAATTTGGTCAAGTTGAAGCTCAATCTATGATCCTCAATAACGATCAAACTGATTCACCTAATACATATGGTGGAACAAATGGTCTGCGTGGCTTAAATCAATATGCTTATTCCAGCACATTTACTGGTGGAACAGTTCATGCAGCTCAATATGGTTCAAGTGGTGTATCAACAAGCAATGGTTTGTCTACTATCACAACTTACGATCAGATCACAACCAACGGCACAAGCACAACTACAAATAACATCACATACAAAGATGTGATTAACTTTATTTATAGCTTGCCAAATCAATATTGGACAGATTCTGCTAAGTTCATGATTAATCCAATTCAGCTACAAGCTATTCGTGGATTAGTTGATGATCAAAAGCGTCCAATTTATATTGACGGCTTGGCTCGTACCGATGGCATCGTAGGTCAGTTGCTTGGCTTTGATGTTGTTGTCAATAAGTATTGCGATACACCTAATGATCCGGGCACATCGCCAAAAGCAGATTTGTATCCTATGTTCTTTGGTGATTGGACAAAAGGTCATGCAATCGTTGATCGTTTGAATATGGTTCTTCGTAGATACGATCAGACTCAACCAGGATTCATAACTTTCTATGGCGAAAAGCGTTTAGCTTCGTCAGTTGTTGATCCATTTGCGTTGGTTGCATATCGTTCTACACATACTGCTGACTAAAGGATGGGGGGAAACCCCCACCTTTTTTTTAACTTATTTGGATTGAAATATGAACACCACTCTAATTTATGAAGCCATTAAAAAAGCCTTGGTTGAAGGCGAAGCAAAGGTAACATTCAACGAAGCATCGGCACTTACTGGTTCAGGTTCAGGGATTGGTGGTCGAACAATTTATGATGATTCATTTGCTTCATTGCGTATGGCTAATCCTATCCGCACATATGCAAGACAAATTACAACTATTGGCTCTGATGAAGCTTTTGTAGCAAAAACAGGTAATGCAACAAATCCCGATAATCCTTGGGGCTACGAATTCACACCCAATGTGGGAAATCCACCTGAAGATACTGCTTATTGGCAAATTCCAGTTAAAGTTATTTCTGCACAAATTCCTATTCGTACTGCCGTTCTTTCTGATATTAATAATTTAGAAGAATCAGTTGTTATGGATTTAGCTTTAGAATTCTTGCAACAAGAAGCATTGTCCATGATGAATAACAATGACCAATCAGGCTCTTCCACCTATACAACTGGTGCAGAATATGGTTTGCGTGGATTGAATTATTACCCTAGTTCAACAAGCGAGGCATCTTTTGGTTCAAATGGTTCTGCTTTAGATGATGGTATTCATACAGTATTAACTGTAGCTCAAGCTGGCGAATATCTAGTTTATAACGATATTGCTAACTTAGCTTCTGCATTGCCAGCACAATATTGGAACTTTGATACAACTTGCTGGATGATGCACCCAACAACTATACGCAATTTGCGTGAATTAACTGGCGGTACAAGTGGGTTGCCAGTATTCCTTGAAGTTGGCAATGCCAATGGAAGTGCCGTAGGTAATATTTTTGGACATGAAGTTTTAGCAAACCCATATATGGATGTAGAAGGTGGAGTAGGAAAATTCCCAGTTTATTTGGCTGATTGGTCACGCTTTGTAACAATTGCCGACAACGAAGAATTTACCTTAAAGCGTTTTGAACAAACCCAGCCGGGCTTTGTAACCTTGTATGCTGAAAAGCGTATGGTATCGACTATTCGTGATGTGTATGCTGGAGTTCGTTTAAGCTGGTTTGATTAAGGTTAAAAATGACTAGCAATATTTCTAGCGGTGCATTGTATGGATCGACTCGAAATCCATGGAGCTATCAAAAGGTTGAGCAAGTAGATCGTGATATATCTACTGCTTGGCTTACGCTTGAAGAAATCACACAACAATTAAATTTGTTTGATGATGAAAGTCAAGATTCATACCTAACAGGGCTTGAATTAGCGACCCGTATGGCGATTGAAGACTACATAGGTATGTCTATCCTACCCGTGTCGTATAAAGCCTATTATGGGGCTTCTAATAATTCTATGGGTATGCAAACATCATTGGACTTGCCTGAAGTCAGTCAAGATACTAATGTAACTGCTGGAGTAACAGTAACAGAGGTCGGTTATTACAATGGCGATCAGCCTCCGACCTATACAGTCATTACCAATACTGAATATTTTTATGATCCAACAGGCAATAAAGTCGTAATTAATGCTTTGCCTAATGACATCAACACAGTTATGACTAATCCTGTAGTTGTGTCGTATGACCTTAATAGCAATCCTATCGGGACTTATCCTGTTATTAAACAAGCTGGACTGTTGCTTTTAACCCACTTATACAACAATCGATCAAACACAACTATGGAAGTATTACATGACTTGCCATATGGTGTATCCCAATTATTAAGACCTTATAAACCTTTGGTGCTCTAAATGGGTATTGTTCGATACGAAAATGTGTCAGTAAACAATGTTACCAATGGTGTCGATGTTTATGGGCAATATACGACTACTATTACATTATGGTTTGCAACAAGAGCCACAGTTAAAGATGTAAATAATAGTTTAAAGATTTCTGATAAGTATCGGGTATATCAAGACTTAGTAAACCTGACTTTTAACTACACTCCAAATATGAAAACGATTGTAGATAATCAGGATTTATATAGTATTACATGGCGAGGTCAAGATTGGCGAATAACTGATGTGCGTGAGTCTGATGACCGCATGAAAGTAACTCTGCTTTGCTATTACAACGCACCTAATACTCCTGTATGACAACACAACTTAATCCCGTCAATTATGCGGAGACTATTCAATATCAATTGGCTAGTATCGTAAGTCCTATTCCTGTTTACGCTAACTTCAATAGAAATTACGCAAAGCAACCATCCTTTTTGACATGGCAATTAAGGAATGTGCATCAGCCCGTTTATACAGGTCAAACACAAAGCAACAAGGGTATAGATACACCCGTTTTTCAAATATCGGTGTTTAGTCAAGATATGGGAACTGCTTTTAATCTTGGCAACGATATACTACAATCACTCCATGGGTATTCAGGTGTTTTTGGCGATCCCGATACATCAGGATTTTTTGTAGCAAAAGCAGATGTATACTGGTTATATAATAGTTACGATAATGAATTAGGATTGCATCAAATATTTTTAGATTGCACCCTATATGTTCCCGCATAAGATAAGATTTATTAACTTTCTTTTTAACGAGGTTTAAAATGGCACTAATCGATAAAGTCTTACCGGGGTATGTAGCAACACTATGGATGCAAGATACCGCAACTCCAACAGCATTAACTGATACAGAATTACAAACTTGGGCTGATACAGAACTTATTATTGGTCCATCTGCTGGCGGTGTTGGCACTAATGGCATTCAAGTTCCCGTAGAGGCTATTCCAGCCTTTGGTGCAGACGATGCTTTTGCAGCCTACTCTATTGCTGGACAAAGAACTGGTGCAAAGATTACAACCCAAAATCAAGTTACATCATTAACTGTAACTGCACCTTGGAATCCAGCTGATCCAGCACAATTGCTTATTCGTGATGATGGCTATAGTGGCTCTATTATTAGAACTTATGTAGTTGCCGTATACGATGGCACAGATACTGTTGCTTATGCTTTCAATGCTCGCATTGGCGGTATGCAATGGGATATGGCACCTGATGCTGAAGGTAAATTCATCTTTACTATTCATCCAGTTGGCAGTTCATCCTATGGCTGGTCAAACAATGCATAAATAAAGCCCTTCGGGGCTTTTACTCTATATGACAACACAAAACGCAAGCCAAGACCTATTAAATTTTTTGATAACCCAAGCCAATTCAGGCAATAAGAATTGGTTTGGATTTCAGCAACAACGCATTGCTGGGATTCATGTTGCTTATCGAATTGCCGAGAATCATGCCGACACAATGACACCTGAAGATGTGGCTGATTATGTTGTTCGCCTGAACAATGCTATTTTTATGAAATTAGTCAGGTCAGAATAAAATGGGTGCAGTGAAAGTATCTTTTACGGGCTTTCAAGAATTTAACGAAGTCATGAAAGATTTGCGATCAGATTTTGATGAGAAAGATCAAAAGAAGATATTGACGACTGCGGTTCGATCTGCAATGAAACCCGTATTAAGTCGGGCACAGGCTTTAGTTCCTGAAGATACAGGAGCCTTACGAGCATCGTTACGCATTGAGGCACGAAAACCAACACGCAAAGATCAAAAATCAATATATGTAAGTCCAAGCGATGTTGCTATTGCAACAGTTACAACGGCACCCGGCAAAGTATTGGCTAAAAAGAAATTTATGAACAAACGCACAGGCAAAAAGCAAGTTGGTATTGCCTCTGATGCTAGAGCCATAGCAAACGAATTTGGCACGGCTAAAATGCCAGCCCATCCTTTTATGCGACCCGCTTTAGAATCATCGACAGGTGTCGTAATATCTGACTTAGCAGATCAACTAAGAAATGCTTTAACAAAATACAAATCAAGAAAACAATAAGGAAACATATGAGCAATTTATCATCTGCATTTGGCAAAAAATTTAATTCCGATACTATTAGAACAAGGTCATTTGAATTTAATGGTCATACATTTAAATTAAAAGTCCCATTGTCAGGTGAATACGAAGCCTTATTAAAAGATACGCAAGTTGTGGATGAAGATAAAGTTAATGAGTATTACAAGGAATTAACTAAAGACTTTGTTGCTAATAAAGACATATTAGATGATAAACAAGGTGTCATATTCAAAGATGACGATATTGAGATTCAAGGTCGATCAATGCGGGAAACTGCAAAGAATAAATTGATAACTGAAAATAGAATCTTGGCAATGATCAAATTATTAGTTCCTGAAGAAAAAGATTTTGATATGTCCACTATTACATATGACATGGTCGATGAATTATTTCCATTTAATGTGCAATTGGAATTAGTTGAAGAAATTGGTAATGTAATATCCCCAACATATAAGGCATCAAAGGGAAAGTAGTTCGGTCTGTCCGTAGGCAAGTTAAGGCTTATTTAACGGCTCATGGCACAGACCCCGATACTGTTGATCAGGAAACATTTACGGACATATGTATTATGTTCAACGATGGAGTTATAGGGAATTTAGGAGTGATACAAACTCTTGGTAGTTTGACCGCTGGCTATTTCAATAGTATGTTGCCGAAAGGCAAACAACCATATAAACTGCAAGATATTATTCCTACACAGTATGAATATCTGTATCCACCTCTTACAGAACAAGATAAGAAAGACAAGACAAACAAAGACTTATTAAACTTTATTAAGAGTAAACCTAAGGCTCCAACAAAACTGTTTGAGGAATAAAAATGGCACAGAATGTAGCAAGACTTGGAGTTGTATTAGGCATTGATACTGCTGAATTTACAAAAGGCATTGGATCAGCCACTCTTGCACTATCAAAATTTGTTGAAGCAAGCAAAACACAAATAACTGTTGGGCTTGCGGGTATGTCAGCCCTTATAGCTAAAACAACTGCGTATGCCGATCATGTAACCGATCTAGCCGATGCTAATGAAATGTCGATTTCATCGGTTATGGCATTAGGTTCAGCTTTATCAGTATCAGGTGGCAAAGCTGAAAATGCTGGTCGTATGCTTTCCTCGCTTACAGGAAAGATTGATGATGTAACGCAAGGAGTTACAGATGCTGAAAAGCCATTCCAAAGACTTGGAATTAGCATTGCTGAAATAGCATCATCATCAAATGAACAATTGCTAAGACGAGTTGTTGCTGAATTAGCAAAAATGGAAGATGTTACAAAACGCAATGCAATAGCGGCTGATTTGTTTAGTAAAGCTGGTAGAAATATTACATGGTCACAATTTCAAGAAGAATTAAATACTGCAACCGAAAGATTTAAAGATTCAGAAGTCGGCATCCGTGCTATGGCAGATGCGGCTGATTCGTTAAATATTATTTGGACTACATTAATGAGTTCAATTGCCAAAGGTGTTGGCACAGATTTAAAAGCAACTGTTGAATATTTAGACAAAATAAAAGGCTCTTTAGATTTTGTAGGTCAAGTATTTAGCACAGTATTTGAAACAATTGTAGTCGTAGGTGCAAATGTAATATTTGTAATAGAACGAATTGCAGTTGCCACAAAGCTTTGGTTTAGCTCATCTAATGAGAGTGCTCAAGCCAATATTGATATGTGGAAAAAATACAATGAGGAATCAGAAAAAGCCCGTAAAAATTTAGATGAATTTCAAAAGAAAGTTCTAACAAACGAACCAACAAAAAAATCTTCAGGTGGCGAAGATGAACAAAAAATTAAAAGACAAATAGAGTTAAATACACAACAAGCCAATATGCTTGCAATGGCAAAGTTGTTATCCGTTGAATATGAAAGACAACAATCATTCCAATTAGCACAATTAGCTATTAGAAATAATATGCTTGGCATGACTCATGATGAAAGACGAGTGCAAGAGGCAATCAATCAAGTATTACAACAAACAAGTCAAAAGATTGATGACATCACAAAGCGTAGAGAAGAGGCAGTTGGTCGAGGTGCAAATAAAGCCGTCATTGCCGAATACGATGCACAAATACAAAAAATAACTGAAATGTCTAATAAATTTGTTGAAGGTGCAAGAATCATTGAACAATCATCTATTCAAACACAAAGAACATTTACTTATGGTTGGGAAACTGCATTTAAACAATATGCAGAGGATGCTTACAACTACGGCAAGATGGGAGCCGATATGTTCTCCAGCTTTACTAATAATATGAATTCGGCAATTGATAAATTTGTTGAAACAGGCAAATTCTCATTTGCTGATTTTGCACAAAGCGTAATCAAAGATTTAATTAAGATTCAATTGCGTATGTTAGCCATGCAAGCGTTTTCAGGTGCTGGCAATGCAATGATGGGCTGGTTTGGATCAGGTGGCGGGACTGCCGCCTCTGCGGGTGCGGGTGCAGACTATTGGGCTGGACTTGCGGGTGCAGCAGATGGCGGGTTGATAACGGGACCTACATTAGTTGGAGAGAATGGACCTGAAATATTTGTGCCACAACGAAGCGGGACTATTATTCCTAATCAACAAATGTCTAGCATGGGTGGCGAAAATCAGCCACAAAATGTATTCAATGGACCTTATATCGCACAAATGAATGCTATTGATACACAATCAGCAACGCAATTTCTTGCAAAAAATAGAATGGCAGTTTGGTCAGCTAATCAATCGGCTAGTCGATCTGTGCCTACATCGAGGTAATTATGTCTTTAAATCAAATTCTTGCTATTAGCGAATCAGTTGGTATTAATGACCAAAGATTTGTAGGACAAGTTATTAGCAGAAATCAACGAATTAGCACAAGCGAAATTATTACAGTTGTCCCATTTGCTTTTGATATGAAGCCAATGAATTATTTGTATTATAGCGAAAATCGAGGCTTATTAAATTCGTTGCGTATACCCGATAAAGCTTTGGCACAATATTTAAATTTTGGAACAACAGGATGGGAAAGTTATATTGCTTATCAAGGCGATATGACAAGTGGAGAAATTAGTTCATGTTTGTGGCAAACAAGTTCAGCAAATAAAACATTAGTATTAGGCAGTTTGCCAAGCACATCAACAATGCCAGCCGATGAATACATTGTAAAAGCTGGCGATTTTTGTCAAGTAGGTTTGTATTCTTATATTTCAACGGCTAATGTATTGCGTGGAACAGGCACAACTGTCAATATTCCTGTGCATAGAAATCTTATTACAACGCTTGTATCTACAGTTCCAGCAGTCATAGGTCAATACGGCACAACAGTTAGCATGGGTGGCAATGTTTATACAGGTATTACATTTCAAGTTGTTTTGCGTGACTACCCAACATATACATTAATACCTTGTGGCAATAATGATTCTTTTATTCAATGGTCGGGATCATTTAAAGCATTTGAATCCGTCTTATGAACAATATTGAACCATTACAAAATACTAATAATATTCGCTATGCGGATTTTGTAAGAGTTACTACTCCATCTGAAACATATCGCTTTGCAACAACGGCATCTGCTTTAACAATACCCGCAGTTGATCCTTTGCCATTTGATGCATTAGGCACATTAGTAAAAGTTGGCGATGCACAACGGGATATTAAATCAACTGCAAATGAAACATCGTTTACTCTTGTCGGAATTGATACGGCAGTATTAGGCTGGGTATTAAGTCAAGAAGTCAAAGGTTCACAAATTGAAGCATGG